TGTAAACAGTTGAGCCTATTCTATCGCTTACTTTAAATTGAAAATCAAAGCTTTTTTGATTGTCTAAATCAAGCGTATAGGTTGTATTATCGGCAATAGTAACCCAAGCGCCCCAAGTCGTAGCTGTGCGCTCTTTATATCTATATTCGATTGTCATTATATTAAGGTTGTTAAGCGGTGAGATTGAGCCGTCAACTAAAATATAAGTTTCGTTGTAGTAATTACTCTTACGACTCAGGCTATATATCGCCGTCGGCAAACTCCAAGCAAGCATTATTACTGTTTTAGTTGCTGTCGTCTTATTGCCTCTTGAGTCCTCAAGCGTAATCGTTGCGCTTAAATTCTCAGCGCTGTTTATTGATCCTATGTCAATAGTTGTATTGCTTGCCGTTGTGCCTGATAAATTACGGCTAAAAGTTGTGCCGTTAATTGTAATCGTGACTTTTTTAAGAGTCGCGCTTTTAACGGCTGTAAGAGTGCTAAGTGTAAATCTTACTGTTGAGTTATTTTGTATTATCCACTGATTATTGGATGTTATCGCCGTTGTTGTGCCGTTGGTGTCGGCATAATTAACGCCAGAAATAACAGGGCTTGCATTTATAACGCTAAAAGTAACGCTTTTACTTGAGTAATATGTAACGCCTCCAATAACAGTTTTAAGAATAAAGTAAACTGTCTTGCTGTTATTATTTGGCGTGTTAGATAATAACGCGTTGCGCTCGGATGAGGTCAAATTAAAGGTATAACTTGAGCCCAGCTTATTTACATCCCTATAAGCTACTAAAGGCGTTGAGTTATTAAGGCTAATACAAGCCTGTAATGAGCTCACAGCGTTGCCGGCGGGGTTGCTGTAAGTAATTGTAGGGTTTTGGGTGTCGTTAAAGTTGTTAGCGCCTGTTAGCGTTGCCTGTCTCGGTATGTCGGTTAAGGTAACATTAAAACCTTGCTCATTTGAGCTAAATCTTGAGTGATCAAAATAAGCGCTAACATTTATTATTTTTTTGCCGTCGGCATTGTGAGCAATAGTAAGATTGCGCTCAAGCATTACAGTATAAGACTCATAGCTAATAGCGTGTCCGTCGCCCGCTTGCCACTCATCCCAATACTCAACGCCGTCAACAAAACAAACGGCATAACAGTGTCCGTCGGTTGTATAGCCTTGATTTGTGCGCCAAGCCTCAAGCTTAATGTTAACTGTGCTTGTATTGTTGTTTATGTTTGTGCCTGTCTCAGTAACGACAAGCCTGTATTTTATATACTGATTAGATGTTGAAAAATCAGAGCTTATATAAGTCGGCATATTTAACCCCCTTAAATATTGACAGAGACTAAGCCCACGCCGTCATTTATAAGCGTTGAGCCGTTGTAAATCTCAACAGGTATAAAGCGCAATTTATCGCAAAGTGTTATTTCTTGCTCTATTACGCCCTTTTTCATTACAAATTGATCCTCGTTTACATAAAAAGTTTTAATACCGAGTCTGTCATAACCGGCAAAGCCCTCTTGCTTATTCATTACAATATAAGAGCCGTCAGCGCCAAACATTTTTAAGCCGTCTTTGCTCAGAGTAGCAATTAAAGTATTTTCCTCGTCATAAACCTCTAAAAGTCCGCTTTGATTGAGAGCGCTACCAAGCTTAAGCGTTCCGCCTTTAATCATATCGGCTGTAAAGTTAATTACATTTATTGCCTGAGCGTTAAAAGTGCCGTCAATAGTCCACGCTGTTGTAAAGTTGCCGTTTATTCCAGTTTGGCTAAAGCCTATGCCGGCGCTGTTGATCCTTATGACATTGTCAGCCGTCTCAGCCGGTAACTTATCAACAACTAAAATATTATCTCCGTTGTAAATTACATACGAATTGCCTAAAACCCCATAAATTTTACTTTCAGACTCAGCGAGAGCCGTTTGTAATTGCACAGTTTGAGCCTGTGCGCTTATTGTTACCTCTTTGTTTATGCTATTGCTTACGCTGTTTAAAAGGTCGCTTAAATTAGCTTGCATATTGCCAAACTCAACGGCGTTATATTTGCCTAAAATAGCGTCATACTCATAAGCTATAACATTAGTTATAATATCAACGCCTAAGCGCTCATCATAAACCTTAACCACATCCCCAATATCTGTAATTTTTTCAAGATTTGCGCTCAGCGTGTAATTGATTGCGGGATATTGAGACAACTCAAGATATTTTTGTCCTTGCGCTATTAAGTCAGCTCTCAAAGCGCTTAAATATTGCTCGTCGCTTGAGTAATCATCCTTATTTATATCCTGAGAGAATGACACAGTTTTAGTAAAAGGTATGTCATATTGTATATCAGAGTATAAATACAGAGTATCAAGCGTAAAGCCGTCTTTACCAACAGGCAAAAGCTTTGTGCAAACATTTTCCCAGTTTTCACTTACTGTGATCTCTTTGAGGTTTTTTCTATATTGAATTGTTACGCCGTTGTCAGCGCCTATAGTCTCTCTAATTTGGATGTTGTAATTATCTCTTACCAAATGCCCGCCCCAGCGCTCAAGCACAACGCTTATAGCCTCGTTTAATGATTTTCTAACACACCTGTAAGAGTTAACGCCTGACACATCCGACAAGGTTGTAAAGGGGCTCGGCGTGTCGGTTGCGTTGTTTAAGTGATCTAAAGCGTCATTACAAGTTTTATCAACGACAAAACTGTCGGCAATTAAATAATTGTCAGACAGATAATAAAGATGTTTGCAAGTTGCCTTTATCTTTGTCCTTGTCTTTTCAAAATTTGCAATAAAAAAAGCTTGCTCGCCTGTCGGAGTCGGGCAAACAACAATATTATTAACCTTGATAAAATCAGAGTAATCTAAAGAGCACTCAAGCGAAAGCTCAAAAGAGCTATTATCAACTTTTTTAACAATAGCCCTTGTAGCATTTATAACAGCGTCGCCGTTAGTATTAAATACTTTATCTGTCGGTTGAAATACTTTAAGCATATAGCCCCCCCGCTTAGCTTTTACTTGTCTATTAAATAAGCCTCAAGCTCTTTCTCAGCGTCTTGTATCGCCTTAACATCATTACCATTTAACGCGTGTTTTAACAGCGCCAGTAAAGCGCCTTGAGTGATCTTATTTGACCGCTCAATCGTTTTAAAGCGGTTATCATCATTTATAAAATACTGTCTAAACTCGGTTAAAGCCTCGTCGTGTGAGTCTAAGCGCTTTTCTATTGCGTCAAGTCTCTCATTTTGTTTAATCTCGGGGGCTTTAGCTTTATTAACCAGCTTAAAAAATAATGTGATAACAGCGCCTATAGTAACGATTGCCCCGCCTATCGCCGTAATAAAGCCTACAAGCTCGGAGGGCGTAAAACTTATAACATTATCCATTTTTATATACCTCGCTTTTACAGAGCCCTTTAAGGCTTTTTTTCGACTATGACAAAAAATGCGCTTGTGCCTATTTTTTGCTCATCCGTCTCTATGATTATTTTACAATAATTTAAGCCCGCTTTGCTTGTCAGGTTTGTTAGGATCTCAAAGCTTAAAAAGTCGCCCCCTGTATTTTCTAACTGTGCTCTAAAGTAAGTGTTATTAACAGTAAGAGCCTCAATATAAACAGCCTCCGAGCCGGTTAAATTATAGGGCTCGTTATTCTCAGTAAGATAAACACCCAGAGCGCGCAAGTCGTCGCCCTGAGATACATAAAATTTAGGGTTTACGCCTTGAGGTATAATATCAAGTTTGATTGTCTCCACTTTAACCCCCTTAAATTATTCGTCATAATATCAGTTATACCGAATTAGTATTATCTTCAATGTCTTTCAATTTATTTGTCAATGCCTTTTCGGGTGTTATTGTCGGGGCATTGTCGATATAATCAAGCACCTTTTTACCACATTCAAAACAGATTGAAGGTTTGCCATACGGGTTGCATTCTGTTTTTACTTTTCTATATAATTCGTCTGCGTCAATTAGTCGTGTCATACTTTCACTTTTCCTCTCTCTTTTTACTCTCTTTTCTATCGTATGTTAGTGCAATACCCACAAGACCGATAATGCCAATTAACAATTCCGAAAACAAGAATATAAAACCGATAATTCCTTTAACTGTCATACTTTCACCGCCTTTTGTTTAGCCTTGCAAATTCAATCAGTATGTCCTTGACTATGCCTTTTGAAAATTGCAAGGCTCGATATTATCTTGCCCAAACTCTAACATAACAAGAAGTCCATACACTAATTGCGGCTTGTG